ACGGCGCGCGGAAGGGGGGGTGTCCGCGCGCCGTTCGGTCAGAGGTCGTTCCCGTGAGCAAGCTCCACGATGACAGCCCAGAGCGCACGAACGCTCAGGGCCACCAACATGCGCGCAGCCAGTTCCCGGGCGACCTTTGCCCGTTTGGTCGACGGTCCGTCGGCCATATCTCCCACCTCCCTGTGTTGGGGATCGTCGCGGCCGCCCACCCTGGACAACCCATGGGACAAACGGGCGTCGCCACGATCCCGCCCCCCAAGGAGAGGTAGAGACCCAACCAACTTACCGACGCATCCGGGCAATTGGTAGAACACCTACCCTTGTGAACCAAGTCCAGAACTAAGTACAGTTGCGACCACGCCGGACGTCACACGGCCCGCCACGCAGGGAGCAACCCCCATGGACATCTGCGCCGTTCGAGGCGGCCGCAGCAAGCGGACCGGCCACTACCGCCGCTCCGGCACCCGCGAGCTCTACTGCGGCCGACCCGCCGGCACCAAGAACGGCCACGGCGCCACGCTCCGCGGCTGGAAGATGTGCACCCGGTGCGTCAGCCGACCGGGCCGCCGCAACCGCGACCGCCGAGGCGCGACTCAACCCGGCGCCCGCCGCCGAGCAGGCCAGCACCGCCGGCACCTGGCGCGCCGAGTGGATCAGCACCCCGCGCCGCCTCGCCCGCACCGACCCTGTTCGACGTCGAGCCCGAGGTCGAACAGGGCGCCCTGTTCGCATAGCCCGTCCGGCCCGCCTCGACCGGGGCGGGCCCCCACGAAGACAGGAACACCCGAGATGAACGACGAGCAGCCGCGCAACGACGATGTGATCCCCCGCACCGGCGCCCGCCCCACCGGGCCGACCCTCGACGGGTTCCGCAGGCACCTGCTCGACGACGCAGCACGGGCAGGGTTCATCCAATCCAGCATGCTCGAAGTCGTCGTCCGCCTGCTCGACACCTACACCGGCGACCACCCCGGAGCCCCCGTGCCCGGGAACGACACCCTCAGCCGCAGGAACCTGTACAGCGTCGCCAGCACCTACCGCCACACCCAGCACCACCCCGACGGCGACGTCGACGGCCTGCTCGACGACTACGCCAAGGAGTTCAGCCTCGCCGACATTCGCATCCTGCGCGTCGCCGCCGAGGCCGTCGCCGCCGCCACCCCGCGCGCCATCAAGGCCGCCAGCGACCGTGGCATGAAGCCGCCACAGATCGCCGCCGAGCTGGGAGTAACCGAGTCGTACGTCTACCGGATCTTGCGCAAGCGCCCCACCGTCAAGCAGTAGCCCGCATACGCATGCGGCCCGCGACCGGTGACGTCACCACCGGGCGGGCCCAACTAACCACCGGGAGCGACCCCCAGTGGCCACCACCAACCCTACCGGCGCCCTTGACCTCGCCGCCCGCTGCGCCACCGTGCGCCAGCTCGCCGATGACGGCATGTCTCACCGCGCTATCGCGCGCCGCCTCGGTATCCATCACCGCACCGTGGCGCGCGACTTCGATGCCACCCCCGCGCCGGCCGAGGCGCCACCGGCCGCACCGGCCGCACCACCCGCCCCGACCAGCGGCGCACCCAGCGCGCCACGCCTGCTGCACCCCTTCGACCCGGCGCTCATCCAAGACCTCAACGTGCTCGCCGACCCGCGCACCGGCGCACTTCCCTCGCCCCTACTCCGCGCCATCCACGCCGCCGCCGACCACCGCCGCGCCAAGATGCGCGCCGCCGCGGCGCACCTCGCCTTCGAGGCGTAGCCGACGGAAGGACGAATGCCCCGCCCATACGACATGGGCGGGGCGTTCGTGACGCCTAGTACGGCATCGCTGGGCGATATCGCATCACCAACAGAGGCAAGGTGCTGGCTAGTACCGCGCAGAGGACTGCGACGACCTGCGGGTTAAGCCAGGGGGCGACGGCCGCGACGACGATCACAATGACGACAAGCCTCCACGGAAGCCGCCGCCACCGGCACCAACGCGGCAGACTGGCGCCACCTTTACGGAAGATCGAATAGGGCACAGCCGCTCCCGGAATGGGCCGACCACTACAAGCGCATGCGGATTGACGACACCTGGTACGCAGGCGACGCGCGCCGCCTCGCCCGCATCTACAGCCACCATGCCCCGCCCGCGGAGCGCCGTTGGCGAGCGGCGCCCCCACAGCCGGCCGCCGCGACCACCGGTTGCACGTGCCGTTGCCCATCGACATCGCCTCGACGTCCGCCCACCTGTTGTTCGCCGAAATGCCGTCGATCAAGGTCACCGACCAGACGACACAGCAGCGCCTCGACGACCTGCTCGACCGCAACCGCGCGCAACAGGTGTTCCTCGGCGCCGCCGAGCAGGCCGCCGCCCTGTCCGGCGTGTTCCTGCGGACCACGTGGCACAAGGCACTCGCCGACTACCCGCTCATCACCGTCATGCAGCCCGACAGCGCCATGCCTAAGTTCCGGTTCGGCATGCTGCGCGCCGTCAACTTCTGGCGAGAGTTGGGCGGCTCGACGGATCAGAACGTGTGGTGGCACATCGAGCGCCACGAGCCCGGCCGCATCGTGCACGCCCTCTACCAGGGGACTGCCGACAGCATCGGGCGCACCGTGCCGCTCGCCGAGCACCCCGACACCGCCGACATCGCCGCGCCCCTCGACCCCCAGGGCGACGGACAGTCCATCGCTACAGGGATACGCGAGCTCAACGCGTCATACGTGCCCAACATGCTGCCGAACCGGCTGCACCACCGGGCGCCCATCGGTCGCAGCGACTACGCCGCCCCGTTGCACGACCTGTTCGACAGCCTCGACGAGGTATGGACGTCGTGGATGCGGGACATCCGCCTCGCCCGCGGACGGCTCATCGTCCCCGACGGGTACCTCCGGAACGAGGGGCCCGGCGCCGGCGCGACGTTCGACGACGACCGCGAGGTGTAGGCAGCGCTGAAGATCCCGCCGGCCGAGGCCGGATCCGCGATCACGGCCACGGCCGAATCGCTGGTGCGGCAGGCCGCCCAGTCCGCTGGATGCTCCGCCAAGTCGTTCGGCCTCGACGTCAACGGCGCGCCGGTCACCGCCACGGAGTCCGACAGCCGAGATCAGCGCAGCATGGTCACCAGGTCGAAGAAGGCCGGTTACTGGCGGCACGCGCTACAAGAGCAGCTCTACGTACAGATGCAGCTCGACGCGATCCTGTTCGGCCAGCGGATCAGGCCCGAGCGCCCGTCGGTCGAGTCTAGGCCCGGGGTCGCCGAGTCGATGCAGTCGACCGCGACCACTCTCGAACTGCTCAACCGCGCCGACGCCGTCTCCACCCAGACCAAGATCAAGATTCTTCACCCGGAGTGGGACGACACCGCGGTACAGACCGAGGTCTCGGCTATCCTGGCCGAGACTGGCGCCGACGCACCCGTTCCAGTCGGCGACTTCCCCATCTGACGCTATTCGCCCTCCGCGAACACGCCACGACGTGAGTGCATTTTCAGTAAAAAGTGATCATGCCACGACGGTTGCGACACCCACTCACCCGCATCCCGCTGCAAACGCACAATCGCCGCATCGAGAAGGTAATAGAACAAAGGTCTGCAGAAGAGGCAAAAATCGCAACGCGTCGAGAGAGGGTAAATACCGCTCTCTCGGTTTTGGCCAATCTCTTCGCCATCCCCGCCCTCATCATCGGCCTCCTCACGTACACAGATCAAAGACAAAGCGATGAGGTGAGTGCCAAGAAAGAGGCCGGTAGGGTTAATTTCTGGCGGGACATGACCACGGAGGATAATTCCCCGCAACCATCGACGACGTTGGTGGTCGAGAACCGCAGCCTAACCTCTGCACTACACACGATCATCGTGACGAAAACGGCATCCATCGGCGTTTATGATTATTTCGACTTCTCCCTAGTTCCCCCATGCACCAGGGAGACCTACACCCTTGGGGTCAACGGGAAGCGCCTGGATGCGATCGAAAATTTCGGAGAACTAGAACTTTACTTCGAAGATCCAGCCGGAGAAATATGGAAATCGAGCGATGACGGCGCTGTAACACGAGTGGGGAATTTCCCTGACGTGGACGATGATTACGTGAAGAAATGGAAGCTAAGTAACAAATTCACGCCCCTGGAGGCGTGCGGCTAAAAGCGTCCAAGCGTTTGGGGGTGGGTGTGCCGATCCACCCCGGAATGGTCGAAAACCTCGCCGTCGGCACCCGCAACCTGTACCAGCAGGCCGAGGAGCGCCTGTTGGGCATCATCGCCCGGCAGCTCGCCGCCGGCCTCGACGCGCCCGGATGGATCGAGCGCAAGCTCGTAGCCGTGCAGGCCATACGCCGCGCGTCACAGGGTGTCGTCGACGAGCGCGGTAAGGCCGTGACGCTGGAAGTGTTCGACGTCGTCGCCGAGGCGTTCAACGTTGGACACCGCGCCGCGGTTGCCGAGCTCGGTGCCCTGTCCGACACCGCGCGCCGCCTGGTCGACGACGTCACGCCTAACGCGCAGGCCGTCGACCGCCTCGCCGCCGAGACCGTCGACCTGTTGACCGAACGGCACCGCTCGATTCTCCGCAACGTCGACGACCGGTACCGCGCCATCGTCGCCGAGGTCACCGCCACGCCCTTGCTCGGCACCGGCACCCGCCGCATGATCCACACCGCATGGGCCCTCGGCGCCCTCGACGACCTCAAGCATCTGAACCTGCGCAAGTGGGCCCACAAGCTCGGCTTCCGCGGCCACTTCTCCACCAAGACCCGCACCTACTCCACCACCCTCGGCGCCCTCCGCAACGCCCGCGCCGCCTGGCACTGCCTGGCACCGCCGCAACACTCCTCCGCCCTCACCGACCACCCTCCTTCTCGCCCACTGGGCCTACCACGGCACCGGCCTCACCCCCGACCTCGAACGTCTCGCCGCCCTCATCGGCGGCCCGATGCGTGGACAGGCGGTGACCACTCGAGCGTGACGACGAACTCCTCACCGTCCCCGAAGCGATGGCCCGCCTCAAGATCGGCCGCTCCCTCTACGACCTGATGCGCACACGCCGCCTGGCCTCGCTGACCGTCGGCCGCGCCCGCCGCATCCCCGCCCACGCCCTCGCTGACTACGTCCATCGCCACCTGGAAGAGGCCGCCCGATGA